TTCTGTTACTACAGCATCAGTTACATCTGTACCTGTAATGGTAACAGATTTAGTTCCGTCACTACTTCCTGTTGTAGTAGCATTTACAAATCTTGGTGCTCCTGTAGGATGATTTATATCAGCAGTAAGTGTAAAAGGAAAAGTTCCGGGTGCTGTACTAGATTCGCTCGGTTGTTGTGCATCACATATACTGTACGCTATTCTATATTTAAAAAATTGGTCATTGTTACCCGTACCAGTTAAATCTATAGCTGTACCTGCAGTTGCGTTAGCTGCACTCGTAGCTAACTTAAAACTATTATCGTCTACTTTAATAACAAAATAAGTAGTGCCGTCTGTTAAACCTGCTAAAGCAGTTCCCCCACCGTCATCATAGACCACCCTTTCTGCTGTAGAAAACCCATGACTATTTAAAGTAATAGTCTCTGTACTTGTATTTACAGCACTGGTAGCTATAGCAGTTGCGTCTGTTATGATAGGATCTGAACCTAATGTAAGTGCGTACTTAGAGCTTGTAGAACTAAACCCTTTGCGGTTTCCTAATCTACCTGCAGCGTCATACGCTACGTTGTTTGCTTCTCTAGCAAACTCAGGAGAAGCCTGTACTTGCTCTCCTTCAGTAGATAACCCGTATATTCCGGGTGCTCTTAATACAAGTGCTTTTAATTCACTAGGCATTAAAAATCTCCTAGAACTTGCCAATCACCATGCGTACCTTGCCACTTATGTTGTTGTTCGTAAGCGATAGCATCTCCCATAGCTTGCTCAAATGCTCTGTGTATTTCAGAGTATTGTTCTCCTTCATCCTCACCTCGTTCTCTAACAGCATATGCAAGAGCTTTTAAGTATACAGGATACCAAGGAACTTTAGTATACTGGTCATCAGCATTTAAATCTTCTTGAGGATTTACTACTTCAACTACCATGTTGTAAGCAGCATCAGGAGTTTGGTAAAACCTTATTTGTAAAGATTGTGTAGCTGTATAACCTGCTACTGCATATTGTACAGGTTCAGCCGTTTCATTATTGGTAGTTTGAGATTGTCTTCTTGCATAATCAAAAGGAACACCTATAAGATGTACATCTGTAGTATCATTAAAAACATCAATTACTCTACTTCTTTGATTTGTGTACACACTACCTTGTTCTAAAGTATAAGTATGTGTATCTGCAGAAGTAGTTACAGTTATAGTATCTTGTAAAGCAGTCCAATTAAAAGCATCTTCTACTTCTCTTTTAGCATCATTTACAAGACGTAAAATTGCAGAAGATTGGTCAGTAGAGTTAATACTTCCGACTGTACTTTCTCTCATACGAGTAAGAATTTTATTAACTATATCTTTTACTGTTACTGCACTTGAAGACATATACTACTCCTTAAAGTTGGGGAGCCGAAGCTCCCCGATAACCTAGACAACTTCTCTAGGAATAACCATTACATAGAGAGTACCAGAATCAAGGTCTACTGCACCACCAGTGTTATTAGCAGCAACTACTGTTACAGTGTTGGCTGCTGTTACTGCGGCAGAAAGAACAAGGTCTGCTACGTCTATGCTCATAGAGGCCAAAGCAAAATCGCCAAGCTGTGCTCCAGTGACAGTCACTTCTTCAGCAGCTTCATCGCCATCTGCAATGCTCCCCCAGTCTTTTGTTTCAGAAGCAATCGCAAACTTAGTTACTGATTGCCCATAATTAGTACCTGTTGGTAAAGCCATTATAAATCTCCTATAGACTAGGGGGGATTACTCCCCCCAATAAATTAAGCTGGTACAGCGATTTTAACCCCTGCATCGTTACGAAGTTCCCCAGTACCGTAGATAGTATCTGCAGTAAACAGGTCTCCTAAGAACTCTTGCTTGTATTGCGTTTGAGTTCTTACGCCCATTTGCTCAACAAGAGCTAGGGCAGACTTGTGCATTAGCAGACACAGACGGGCATCCTGAGAGCCTTCTGTATCAGTTGGTGAATTAGAAGATACATATACGGGAATACCGTACAGGTCTCCTATTAATCCATTACGAATGGTGTTACCATTTCCAACTTCACCAGTAAACGCTTGCTCAGTAAATCGAGCAATACCAGTTAGATTTTTCTTTTCTACTGGAGGAACAACAAGAAACCTGTCTCCCATAGGTACGTCTACGTCATCTAGCGTTTGAATTGCTTTACGCAAACCTGCGTCAGCAATAGCGGCAGCATTGTCACTACCTGCGTTAAATGCTGTAGAACCATCAGAACCGATGACAGTTCCAGAAGTACCAAAGTCTACAGTAGTTCCACTAGCAACTGTATTAACAGTTCCACCTTGTAGCCCATAAGACCTTAGATACAAATCTTGGTCTATTTGAGTAGCAAGTGCGTATCCTGCATCGTCAGTATAAAACTGTCTCATGCTAGATAAACCTTGCTTATCTAACAAGTCTTCAATTAATCTTGAATACTCGTAGTGGTTATCTATAGAAATTTGTATTTCGCTATCGGTAGCAGAAATCAAAGTTACTTGTTGTCTTGTAGTCTTTTGACTTGCAGAACCACGAGTAGGAGTAGGGATGTGAATTGTATCCCCTTTCTTACCATTGTGATTCATAACTGTAACTAGATTTGCTAAAACCAAATTCTTTTTATACGAAGCTATTACTTCGTTCGACCACAACTCAGGAATAAACTTATCCTGTGTGGTGGTATTCATCGCTTGTGCGGCTGAAAAATTAGCCATTATTGGTCTCCTTTAAAGTTAAAACTAATAGAGTTAACGAACCCTACCTTCTCTATATGCTTGTAGAATTTCTGTATGCAAATCAGCATAACGTTTAGGGTCTTCTATTTGCAGACGAATAAGTTCAGACCGCCTATATACAGGCTTACCTTTTGACACAGCTTCTTGCGAAGACCCCTTAGAAACAGCAGTAGCAGCTTGCAATTCTTGCTCTTTTTGAGTACGAATTTGTTCCTGCTGTGCTTCTTGTTGTTGTCCATGCAAAGTCTTATACTGTGTAAACAATTCATCTGCGTAATTAAAATCTCCTGCGCTAGCTCTTTGCCACATCTCTTGTCTTGGAAGACTTTCTAAAACCCACTTCTGAAAATCAAGGTCTTGTACAATTTTCTCGATATCTGGATGTTTTGCTTGCAGCCTACTCATAGTAGTATCGGCTGCAGTTTGGGTTATTGCACCTTTAATAGGTTGCAATGCTTCCTCAACTATTTTACGCACAGAATCAACTGGGTTATTTAAAAAATCTTCATCACTATAACTAGGTTGTTCTTGCGTAGTTTTTGTTTGAGACTCTTGTAAATTCTTTTGAATAAGATTATCGGCTAATTTACGAAGTTCTCCTAATTCATTCCCTTGTTTGCCGTATTGTTGTTCTAGATTCTGATAAGATTCTAGTATTTCATCTACAGATTTACCTTGGAATTTAGAAGGAACTGGTTTAGATTCTTCAGTTTGTTCTTCTTTAGGTTGTTCTTCTTCATTAGTTGTCCGTTCTGTTTCTAACTGTTCAGTCAATTTTACTTGGTCTTCATCAGTTAAATTATCCAATTCAGAATCGACTATTCTATCAGTCATACGAGTTCTCCTTGTCTTAACCCTTTAAGGGGGACTATTAATATGGGATGCCCAATCGTTTAAGATTGTGGCGGTTTGCTTTCCTATGCCTTTTTGCCCACTTATCGGCTGCAGTAGGAAAACCTGTGTCTATTCCGGGTAATGAGAAATTCCCGCCCGAAATAATTTTTTCAGCTACATAGTCTTTACAGCAAGGACTTGGTATCCTTTTTGTTTTAGACCATCGCTCAAAAACTTTTTTACATTTTAAACACTGATAATCATTCAGCATTTTGTTCTGCCTGTTCTAGTTCGTTCTTAAGAACAGTTTCAAATTCTATCATAAGATGTATCATACCCAAGGCTCCACGTTGTTGCCAAAAAGTTTTTTCATCTTGTATGTTTAACAAATTATTTTGTTGAGCATACATTTCTAATAAGCGTTGTTTTATTATACCCCACCCTTCTGTAGATAGCGTATCAAACATCTTATCATAGGATTCTTGTACTTCTTTATCCATAACCTTTACCTCTCATTATTTGTAGTATCATCAAAGCTGCAGCTTCTTCATCGTCTAACATTCTTTGTTGTTGTAGTCGTAGACGTTTCAGATATTTATAATCTTGTTTTGGTATCTCACCTCCACCTTTTGCACCTATAGGTTCGCTGTAATACCCAGAACCCCAAGTACCTCTACCGTAACCCGAAGTCATGTTAACCCCTCATTAGGGATGTAATTATTACGCCTCCCATACCTGTTAATAATATAACGGCTAGTTTAGTTAATAAGCCGTTTAAATCATCTAATCGTTTCTCAATAGCTTCCAATCTATTGAATATAGTTTTGTTTCTTTCTTCGCACTGAACTTCGTGAGACTCTAGCCTAGCGTTAAGCTCAAATAGATTAGTAAGCATAGGCTCTTGTTCAGTAGAAAGTTTCATTAGTCGGCATCCGCTATTGTTAATGTGCCAGCATCTACTTGGCGTTTTATTTCTTTATAATGAGTGTTTGCATCATCTATAGGAACTGCCCACTCCATTGCTTCTCCTTCTACTTGAATAAATATAACGACAGGTTCAGTATGTCCCTCTAAAATATGTTGGTATTTTGCAGATGTAATGTTGAGGTAATTATCTATCATAGTTCTGAATCCAAAACTGGAGTTGTAATATAGGGGTTTGTTGCTGTCATAAGCACTTGGTGATGTCTTGCATTAGGATAATAACCTAACCCCGTAGTAGTACGAACACCGCTGTAAGAAGTAAGAGTAGGTGCGGCTCTCATTCGACGAGGAAACTCTAAATTTATAAAACCAGCAGTTGAGCTATATCTTTGTCCGTATTTTGTTCCTGAGTAACTAAAAAAATATCGTTTACAGCGTTCTAAACTGTCTGCGTATTCTTCCCATTCAAACGATGTTGGGCTGTTTCCCATTTCAAGCTGGCATCCCGTCAAGAAAAAATTATTATCTGTGCTGTCTAAAACATTAACTTGACTAGAACTACACGCATTAGCTGCTACATGAGAAGCCCAAGATGTGTTAAAAGTTCCACCTGTAAAATCACTTCCTGCCAGCAACCAAAACCATAGAGCTAAACCTTCGGTGTTATCATTAGGTATAGTTCCTGTTGTGTCTCCTGCAAAAGTAACATAGTGATATTCCCAAGTATCTGCTGATGCGACTGTATAGGTAGAGCTTATACTACGAGTGTTACTGGTATCATGTAAAGTAACGGTGTGTACGCCAGTTTTAGGTGATTTAACCCAAAAGGATAACGTCAAAGGTTCTGCATCTGAAGTGCCTTTTTTTAACTTTTGTAAATCTAAACCTTCTAGTTTTTGTTCAATAATTAAATATTCATTTACATCGGGAGTACTTGTTTCTGCTGTCGTACAATCTATCTGCATACTAAATGCAAAATCATCTGGAGCATCTGTGTCTTGGGAAAGAGTAAATCGCCCTTCTAAATTAGCTACGTAAATTCTCCACCTGTCTTGTGCAAAATATCCTGTCGCTCCACCTTTGTCCGAAGTACCAGTTGTCCTCTGGCAAATTGCCATATCTCCGTTAAGCAACAAATTCCTACGTCCTGTAATATTAGAAGACGCTTGGGCTGCTATTTTTCTTGCTTTACTAGGCATCGGCTAATTGCTCACCAGTTGGCTTAGATAACGACGGGTGGTTCCATTCTCTAATATAATCACCTTTTCCGTCACTATCGTTTTGAACTAAAATTGTACCTTTAGCTGAAACATCAAAATCTTCACTGGTTAAAGATGGGTATATTTTTTTAATTTTATTTACTAAAGACATTATCCTGACCTCGATACTAAAAATGCTTCAAAATAAGTTGACCTACTATCTGCTCCGATTATACAATTCCCACTATCTTCAGAGTAAGAGTAGTAATACACTTCAAGCGTATCGTCTACACCATCCATGTATACCATTCCATTAAATTTAAACGTAGTTAAGTAAAAATCATCATTTGTTAATCCTGCTCGATAAAGTCTGTTAAACCTAGTCATGCTTCCATTGTGGTATAGTGCTACTAACCCTCCATCGTGGTCATTAGCCGAACTAAGATGCAAAGACACATTTACTTGATAATAGCCCTGCACTAAAGGTGTGTATGTATCAGAGGCATAATAGCCCCCTACATCCCAATCTTCTTGGTTAAAAGTTATTTTAGTGTAAGTAGCGTTTGAAAAAGTCTGGTTACTAGTTACTTTACACGCTCTAAAAGTTGGTGTTGGAATGATGGGTTGAGTATTAAACTGCACTCCCACGTTATG